CTGGTGCTGTGCCTGCAGTAAAAGATTGCTGAGAAACTGTAACAGTTCCGCTGCCATCTTGGTTTGTCACCCAACGATCTGCCGTGTAAGAATTAGTTGCAGGGCTGGTAAATGTTGTTCCTCTTTGCCATACCCTGAAGTCACCATTAATAATCTTATTCTTGCCAGCTTGACCAAAGCCAATGTTCCAAACAGAAGTGTCAATAGCATCGCCCAATGCACGGATGTCCTGTGCGCCATTCTTTACGAGGCTACTGTTATCGGGCTCAGCCCACGAATAGTTCGGTGATAGTGCCATTAGGTTAAAGCTCCTGTCGCGTTAGTCCAAGTTAGTATAGCATTTACGCCATCCCAATCTAATGAGGCTGGCAATACTGTTTCCCACTGAGTCGTACTGAGTGAGAAGTCTGTTGCTGAGACATAGAGAGTTATGTCCACATATGTAGGCGTAGCGTTCAGTGCCACATTCTCTACAAAGCCGTCAAAGATTCCGCCAAGCAAATTGCTAGGCAGGTTGTTAATAAGTACAGGCTGACCGAAAAAGACCCCGATAAGGCTGTCAAGCATTGCACTCGGCATGTCTGGATTATCTAGACGGAAGCGAATAGCACCTAATGATGCCCGTGGCGTGGCACGCAATTTAAGCTCTCTAGAGGCGATATCGGTAATGTCTGCAAGGTTCTTAATGTTAGAGTCCACGGAGCGCTCAAACAGCCCGTAAGAGGCTATGGAGTCCGTGTCAGAGGTGCTGTAGGTAGATCCGTATCCTGTGGCGTACTTGTAGATAAGGCTGTTACGGATACGAGCAACCTGAGTTGTGGAAGTGATAGAGCTTGGTGTTGCATATGCGCCATCGAGGTTAGTAAAGCCATTAGCTGCGAGGTAGTTAGATCTGTGATCGGCATCATCATATGAGACATCCCCGTCTTTTTCCTCGTAGAGCTGACCGAGTGCGCTGTTAGCAATCTGATCTGCAAGGGTTTGAGACTTTGCAGTAGCACTAGCAGCAAGAGCGATCATTGTGTAGAAGCCTGTGTCAATAGTGCCAATGGATGATTCTGCATCTAGCCATGTCTGTGTGGCTGGGTATGTATCCCATGTAACTGTAGGTGTGACCTCTGCCCATGACAGATTTAGGGCTGCACCTAAGATGTCTGCAATCTGCTCGCCATCTAATTCTTCTATGAGAGCTGTGTTATAGACAGCCTTAGTCAGTTTAGCCAGAGAGCCGATGCCTAAAATCTTTCCTGTGGTTATGTAGCCAGTTTCTTCTGGGCTACGAACGCCAACATTGAAGTCTGATACTTCTCCACCGAATACAGTCACATAAGTGCCAGTTGAGTTCTTAAGCTCTAAAGTAATTGGCTCTGTAACATTAATGGTGAAAGGCGTATTGTCTGTGTTAACAATCTCTACTTGGCAGTAACCTGCTGTGGGTTGGCGATCAATGTCTAAGCGACCAGATGCAAAGGAAACAGAGGTGACAGTCGTATAGACATCATCACCTACTGTTACGCGCCACTCTGGAAGCCATGTCATGCGATTGTTAGCGTTCCTCGGTCACGGGCTTCACGAAGCACATTGTCAATGGCTTCTGCAATAGCGTTAGGATCTCCCACGCCTGTCTGGATTGTAATGTTGTATGTAGAAGATTCTTTCTGGCGGAAAGACTGTAATGCACCTGAGTTATCATAGTTAGGGCTAGTCTGTAGAGCAGCGGTTTTAGCAGCTGTATCCATGTCTAAAAGATCTGCAAAAGCATTAGCGCGAGCTGCTGCTGCATCTGCATATTCAAGGATAGCCCCAATAGATCCGCCTGCTGTTGAAATAGGCGCGATAAAATCTCCTGCTGGAATACCTGACCCCATTGATCCGCTTGTCGGTACTTTTGCCTTGCTTGCTGTATTGGCTTGAGCAAGTAAGTCCATCATCTCTTTAATCTTACGCAATGCCTCATCTAGATTTTTTTGGTCGATTAACTCGGCTGGCTTGAGACCTTCAAGGATTGATTTGATATCTTTTAGCTTTAAGTCTTGGTTAGTAAGAGCACCGAGTATCTTAAGGTCAGCATTTAGCTTCTCGGTTGCTTTAACGATTGCTGCCTCATCCTTAGCAGCAATAGCATCCTCAAGATTTGAAATTGATTGCTTTACATTTAGGCGAGCAATGTCATTAGCGATCTGGAGTCTTTGTGTGTCAGTCGTGGACTTGGCAAGTTGTTCGGCTTGATTCTTAAGAGCTGCTGCATTCTGGATCTTGTCCATGTCAAAGACATCGTTGCCCTTATTCAGAGCCAGTTGCGCCTTATCAATAGCCAGTTTTAATCTAGCAGCCTTTAATGCTGCTATTTCCGTTGCTGTAAGCTTCTTCTTAGCCGATAGAGTCTTAACAACATACTCAGCTTGTAATCTGGCTAGGTCTGCCAAGCCTTGAGCCTCAATGCCAGCCGTGGATCTAGTTGCTGCACCTAGTTTGTTTAAGGTCGCTATTGCTCCAAATATAGGATTGGTGGACAAAACAAGTTCCATAATTTTGCTAAGCCCGGGGATCTTGTTTACTTGTTCGACTACATTTTGTATATAACCAACCATTACACCAATGCCACGAATAACATCTGCTGTGTAAACAGCAACGCTCTGCATCTGGACTGCTAGGTTATCTACAGTATCTTCATCACTTAAAGATCTAATAGCATCGATTAAACCTTCACCGATGATCTCCTGCACATTAGCCGATGCAACGCCCAACTTATCGATTGACCCTTGAAAGGTATTAGCAGCCTGTGTTGCAGATCCTGCGAATGTGGTTTCAAGTTGAGTAACGATATCCTCAAACTTGCCAGCTTTAAGATCTGCCTTAGAAATACCGACACCAAGTTTAGACAGTGCAGTATTGTTTCCTAGATATGCCTTACTTAATGCGGATGTGACTGAACCTAAGTCCTTGCCTGTTGAGGCTGAAATATCTAAAGCAAGATTGAGAAGCTGCTGTGCTTGCTGTGTGTCGCGTGTAGCTACCGCTAGTGTCTGATAGGCAGGGCGCAACTTGTCATCGAGAATGCCGAACTCGCTTTGTAGTCTCTGGATGTAATCCTCAGAGGAAGCAGCATCTCTACTAAGTCCAACATTTTTAAGAGCTAGAGCTAATTGCTTTTGTGCCTTCTCATCTTCTGCTGCTGCCTTGATCGAAGCCTTACCGAAAGCCAGAATCGCCTGACCGCTAAAAGCAAGACCTAGAGCCCCTGCCAATTTCTTGACATTCTTCTCCATCTTGTCTGTTGCTGTCTCGGCTTGCTTGAAGCCCTTCTTGCCAGTGAACTCGGCAGCAATGTCAATAATTACATTAGCCATGATTAGCCTCTCACTGTTGCGCGTTTGTTAAGTTTAGTGCCTGCTGTTGCAATAGCTTTTAGAACGCCTTGTCTAGCCTTGCCATTATTTTCATCATAGGCACGATAAAGCAAGCGACCTTGCATGCGATCCTTACCCTTAAGAGGCGCACGAAACTTGCCATCTTGATTAAGGACGAATCGACTCTCTGGGCTTTTCTTGCCCATGCGTTCGTAAATAGATCCAGCTCTACTCTTGTTAAATACTTGAGCAAGGGATCTGAATCCTCTTGAGTTAGCCTTTGATGGGCTTGTCTTAAAACCAATTTTGGATTTGACCTCAGCAGGATTAAAGGTTGGGAATGTTCCCTCGGACATCTGACGAGGTAGCCATCCGCTTAGCACTTCTCCGCGATCTGGAACATAGCCTCTAGCAGCTTTAGAGATCGGTGTAATGGCTGTCTTAATTTCTTTTTGAGTTTCTTTTGCTAGATCAGGTGCAAAAGTCCGGAGAGCTCTACGAAGTTCAACGCCGCCCTTTACGGTTGCTGGCATTGCTCACCTCTTTCGCTTCATCCTTGAGCCCCTGCACTAATGCATCGAGCATGACCTTATCTAGATCTAATAACTGCTGTGGCGCGATTCCCAATCTAATGCTTAGCCTAGCGATTAGATAGGTGAACGGAAGATCGCGCTTTAAGCTAAAGGGTCTGAATCAAGCACCTCGACACTTTTTAGTGTCTCAATGAAATCCATACCAAAAGGCTTAACAGACTCACCTGACCTGCGTGTAATTTCCCAAGCTAACCAATAGACATCCGATTGTTTTTCCTCCTGCCTAAAGGCACGATGAAAGCCCATCTTGGTGTGTAACTCAAAGGCGTACTCCACTGCTGGAGTAATCTCGCCTTCAATAACGCTTCCGTCTTGTCGAACGATCTTTAGTTTTGCCATGGTTTTGCCCCTTTGTTTAGTTTCTTAGAATGTGCCTGTAGTGGCTACTGCGATTGTTGAGTTAGCAGTGAATGTAATTGATTGTGTTCCAATATCGCCAACAGCACCATTGATGTCTGTTGTGTTATTGACCAGCAATGACACTGTGTAGAGAGGGTTAGTAGCAGATACTGCTGTTCCCTTTGTTTGTAGGAATACAGCTGTGACTGTTGTTCCCCATGCAGCTTGCAATGTTGCTAGAACATTTGCAGTCGCTGTGTCATTGAGGAAGTCAATTGTTACAGTAGATGCTTCCAAGCCCTTAACGAACTTGTGTGCTGTGTCACCCATTGCGGTAACTTCCAGCTCATCAAATGTTCTGTTCAGTGTTACAGATGTTACATGGTCGGAAAGATCAACGGAGTTAATCTTCACACCGACCAAGTTATTTAGAAATACAGCCATGAGATTATTCCTCGTCCTTCTTAGTAGTTACTGGCTTTGATGGTGTTGGTGCTACCTGTCCGATCTTGATCAGAAAGGCTTCGTTCTCTTTTTCCCAATCGGACATGCTTAACTCCAACTCGTTAGGATTGATACTGACATCTCGCAGCTGAGAAGGTCTCCCGATGCAGCGTTGAGAATACTTGGTGCGCTTATCGCGCTTACATTATAGACGAGAGATGATGCTGCAAGCTTAGCGAACACGCTACAAACAGTATCCTCTATCCCGTTAAGGTTTCCCTCATTGTCGAAAAGTGGCACAGTCATGATGACCTTAAAGTTAGCCATTGGTGCAATAGTGATGTGCTGATTGTTGCTAGGCACAATGTATTCGGCATCTGGAGACACGATCACGCTGTTGGCTAATACGACACTTGGCGGGAATGCAAATGTCTGCCATTTTGCGTTATCTACTAAGGCAGTGGCTAGTGTCGTTCTAAGAGTAGTGATAGCAACAGGCATTATCCCACCATCGAACGCGGATCAAGTGCGTGAGCGATCAATCCTCGCACCTTAGCGAGAAGCTGTGCGCTCATTCGGTAAGGGCTTGGCTGGAAATCGACAGCGTTACTGCCTGAAAGGGTTGCAGTACGCGCTTGCCAGATCTCGACAGATATCATGAGAGCTGCTTGCTGGATTGCCATATCGGTAGTCCAGTCTGTGTAAGTCGTGGTCGATACAGATCCGTAAGGATAAATCGGATGATAACCCTGAGCAGTCGCGTGAGTAGTGTTCACGCTAATTGAAAAACCATTAACGGCGGTAATTGTTTTAGTGCCGTTATATAAACCGCCTGAGTTGGCAATCGTAACGCTTTGACCAACATAAAAAGTATCACGCACATTGTCATTAAAGTATAGAGTGCCTGAACCTACTGTGTTTTCATGTGCGACTGTAAACCATTTTGGAGCCCATAACATTGGAAGCAGAACTGCATCTGTTGCATCGCATACTTCCTGCAAGGTTGCATCTGGGTACAATGTGCCGACTCCGAGAGTGCTGCGAAGTTCTGCGACTGTTGTAAGTGCCATGATGTCCTTTCTAAAGACTCTAGGGAGTCAGAGGGCTACTGACCCCCTAGAGCGACTTAGTGAGTTTGTTACGCCTTGTTGTTCTTGAATGCGCCAGCTGCAACCTTAGTTGCGATAGCACCGAATCCGTAGTAACCGACTGTTACTGATCCGTTAGCTGTTGACTCTGCGCGTAGGCGGTATGTTGGTGACTCGTACCATGTGTAAGCATCTGGGTTAACGATAAGAATTGTTCCATCGCCATCGCCGCCGTTAGTTGGATCAACATAGAGGTTAAGTCCTGCAACATTACCTGTTAGAGATGTTGGTGCAACTGCTCCGCCAGCGTTCATTGGATTTGTTGCTGTGTAGATTGGTCGACCTGCATCGTTCAGAGACATGATGTTAGACCATTGTCCTGTTGAGACAACCATGTTGCGAGCAAATGGATTTGCAAGTCCTGCTGTTGCTCCATAGACAGAAGCTGAACCGCGAGCAACAATGCCTAGCAATTCTGCTGCTGTTGGATATGTTGCAACTGTTGTTGCATCTGTTGTTGCTCCAGAGATCAACGCTGCGTTTACTGCTGCGTTAGTTGCCTTTGCGTAAGCTGCTGCCATGTTGCGTACTAGCTCATCAAAGAATGCTGGAGATGTACGATCTAGCAATTCGACAGAGAATGTCTGTTGTCCTGCATACTTCTGTACTGTTACAGATAGGAAGTTAGAGTTTTGATCTGTGTCGCTGAATGCATCGCCTTCTGGCTCAATCGCAACTGTTGGCATCTGTGTGATGCGTGGGATCTCGAAAGTCATACCTGCATCTGGAAGCACCCCGCGAGAGATTGCATCGATTGATGGGCGGATTGTTGTTCCGAGTGGATTGATGATTTCTGACAACTGACGAGTTGGGACAAGTCCCGCGTTATCTGTAGTGTCTGCTGCTGCGCGTAGGTATTGACGAGCATCTTCATCACCTAGTGCTGCGCGAATTGAGTTTTCTGCATACTTAGCTGCAGTAACTTCGATGCGTGGCTTTGTGTAGTATGCTGCTGAAACAGTTGGGCGAGCAGCTTCGACCGCTGGTGCTTCAACTGGTGTTGCTTCGACTGCTGGAGTGGTTTCTTCCACGGTGGCTGTCTCGCTTTCTGTTGGTTGGGTTGATTCTTCTACAGCAGATTCTTCTGCTGCAATATCAGTAACTTGAGCAGACTTAAATGCTGGCTCTGTTACCAAACTTACTTCGACCAAGCGTGCAGCGGATACATAAGTCACGCCATCCTTGATCTTTGACTTGAGGACTTCTGCCCCGATTGACAGACCGCTTTGTAATCCTTCTTCTGCAAGGATTAGAGCTTCTGTACCGCGCTGTGAGCGACTGATAGAAAATACAGCATCGATAGAATTTTCTGACTCGCTAAATGAGACCATTCTGCCTAAAGGTTTCTTATTGTCATGCTGACTTAGAAGTTTTATAGACTTAGGATCTTCGATAGCAATAGATCCAGAAGCAAAGATAACTTTGCCCATGTTTGTCGATCCTGCTTCAACATTAAGAGGCACAATCTTGCCTGATACTGTGCGATTTGCTGAGTCTGCTGTGAGATCAGCTGAGAAAGTAATTACTTGATTCATACTAAACCATTATTTCCGTTAGGTGTTAGATCAGTCATTTCCATCGCTTGCTCTGGAGTAATTAGATTAAGCGTTAGCAGTTTTTCAATTACTGCCAATTCTTGAAGTGGATCAGTACGCAAGAAGTTCTTATCGATATCGAACTTCACTACATTGCCACGGGCTGTAATATCATCCATAGACAAACGATCTTCAATCGCAGTGATGAATGGCTGCAAAGATAGCGTTAAGAATTGCTTACGCTCATCCTGTACATTTGCATAAGTCATAGAGTTATTCTGATCTGCTGAAACATAATAAGCAGGCACATTGCACAATCTTGCTATTTCGGTTGCAAGGTTAAAAATTGCTTCCGAGTACATCATTTCCTTAGGTGAAAATGAAACAGGATTGTATTCAAGAGTAGAAGTCAGGTATGCAGTTGAGCGATTGTTACGAGCATTACGCCATGCAGCAAGAAGTCCGGAAACCTCTTTAGGATCTAGATCTGCACCTGTGTTCTTAATGTAGCCAGTTGCCATTGGAGTAGCAGCTGCGATTGAAGCTGCTTTCTGTACATCGATAGCAGCACGAATTGTTGAAGCACCTGTGTTTAAGATTCCATCGCTTAAAGACTGGAATGTTACAAGAGATCCTAAACCGTCCATTGGTAATGTCGTGCCATCGACTGCATAAGATCTAACAAAAGTGTTTGTGCTGTCAAGAGTAATTGTTACTCGATTGTTAGCGATCCACTCAAAGCGAGATGGTCTGCCATCCTCTTGATAAACTTCGACAACTTTCCAGAAGGCTTGACCATATAGAAGTAATGAATCGACAGTCCATGCAATCGTTACTGATCGTGGCTGTGAATATGAAGGTTGCTCTAACCAAGCGGGTGAGCCAAGTTCTTCATTAGTAGATTTCTTGTAAAGCTCTAATGGAATCGCTCCGATTGTTCCAGCAAGTAAATTGCGACAGCGCATAAGTGCTGGGACAGACATAGCTTCTGTTCTGCCAATGTAGGCAGTTTGAAACGGCATTGCATAAGGTGAATACTCGCCAAGAACTTGAGGCGCAGCTTGTGCCTGAACTAAAGGCTTAGATTCTAGACCGAACGCTTGCAGTATTTTACCCATAGACAGAAAGTGTAGCATTTGTCAAGCAATTAGACAATGTGCTAGGGCGTGTCTAAGTATAAATCTGAGGCTTAGGAACTGGAAGCATTAACTTACTTACGACCATTGCCAGACCAATAGGAGCTGAAATGTCTCCCGCTGACTTTCGCTTAATAATGCGCCAAGCCGAATCATTGACTTTAGCTGCGCAGTTATTCATCTGCTGAATGAACTCAGCTTGCCCATTGTGAACTACTCGGTGATTGTTAAGTCCTTCTGCAAGGTCTCCACAAGCTTTATAAAACTGCTGACCTGAAACATCCTCGATCATGACACCTGCATTAGCCAAGCGATCTGCGATTGTCTGGGTAGCGTACTTGTCATAGCAGACTAAGCGAGGCTTATAAATGTCGCACCATGCCTTTATACTTGCAGCCATTTTAAGCTCATCGATAGCAACCTGAGAGCTGTAGGTTTCCAGAATCCCGATGCCAATCCGCCCATCTGGGAGAAGTTGTCCTGCGACCAATGATCCGTTCCTGCGTGACGGACTGACATCGAAACCGAATACAGTATAAGCCCCAATAGCCATTTCAAGCGTGCTATCAGATGTTTCTTCTAAGATTCCATGTTGCCACGGGCTACTTAAGGAGTCGATCCACTGACAAAGAGTTTCAGTACGCGTGTTCTCAATCGGTGAAGTAGCAATCGCTTCCTCAATCGCTTCTTCTGTGATGGTGTATCCCAGAGAGGGGTTAGCCAGAGCCCATGCATCGCGGTCAGTTATCTTGCAGTACTGGGGTGCTGAGTATTCATAGAATCCAAAAGACTTAGGCGGGTAGTCAATGGCTCTTTCTCGTAAGTCGTTGAGTACAGTGCTGAAAGCGTCTCCTGCATTAGAGGTAAGAAGCGTTTGAGAATTTGGGTGAGCTCTAGTAGTTGGAGTTGCAGCTCTAAATCCATCTTCAGTGATCTCTCGGACTTCATCGATATAGAGTAAGCCGTTGACACTTCTGCCTCTAGAGCCGTCTCTAGTTGCTGCAACAACATCGAGCCTTGCTCCAGATAGCATCTCAATGCTTTCAGTTCCGTTGGCGTGTCGGATCTGTTTAACGAATCCTTTAAGGTGGTCATTGGTCTCCAGTAGGTGTGTGACTTGTCGGAAGGTGTCTAGTGCCATGCTTCTGTTCGAGCTCATGATAAGGACATTGGTATTCCACTTAATCAGGTGTGCAAGGATCAGCATTCGTGCTAGGTGTGTTTTACCGTTCTGTCTAGCCACGAGAATCAGGTTTGTCTTACGAACCCACATGCCTTTTTTGTCCACAGTAAGCATGTCCTTAAGAACGAACTCCTGCCACGGCATGAGATCCATCTTAACTATTGCGCATAAGTCTTTGACATCTTGCAGCTTAGATTCGCCCTTGAGAAGTGGACTGTGAAGCCTTGGCTTGGTTGCCCCTCGTAGGGCTTTGCGCTTTCTGGGCTTAGTTGTCATTGGTCTGGACTGGGTCGGGTCTTAAACGGACTGTCCAGCATCGGTTCGGACTGCATCGGGGAGATATAGGTTGAAAAGACAGGGG